CGATGACAGGCGACTGCGAGGAGCGGATGCCGGTGTTGCGGGCGGCGGAGACGTGCTTGTTCTCCTGGTGCAGGACGGTCACTCGCGGCCCCGGCAGAGCCGCCATGACCTCCAGCGTGCGGGGATCGGTGGAGCCGTCGTTGACGACGACCACGCGCACGTCACGGTGAGCCACCGACAGGACCGTGGAGCCCGCCTGCACCAGCCGCACGAACCGCGTGGGGCGCGGCTTCGGGACGCCACCGAAAGCGCGCACCGGGTCACCGGCGGCCACCGCGCAAGCGTCAATGTGGCCACGGATCACCTCGGCCGGGGATGCGTAGCTCATACCAGCTTCTCCAGGACGTGATCCCGGGCCTGCACAACCATCGCCCGCGGTGTGGCAGTGAATACCGAGGCGCGCCCCCGGATTCGGCCGCCGGTCACCTCAGCAGGCCGCACCTCGAAGCCGTCCCCGGCCAGTGCGGCGATGTGGGCGGCGGCGTCGTTCAGCATGCCCATCGCGGCCGGGCGGGTGCGAAGCTCCGCGAACCCGCCATCCGAGCGCTTGAAACGGAACCGGGCCACGACTCAGCCCTCCACCGTCTTGAGGTAGACGATCAGCGGCGTCTGCATGCCGAACGGGCCGCGGGAGTTGTCCTGTGGCCCGCCGACCTGCTCGAAGGTGCCGTCTCCGGGGATGGTCCAGCGGTCCTTATCGCCGCATGCCGTGCCCGCCGGGACCAGCAGCACCCGCGACACCTCCTCGGAGCGGCGCCCCGACTCGATGCCGAGCTCGTCGGCGGTCGGCTGCCACCAGCCGAAGGAGTCCACCGGCCCGGCGTCGACCCATCTGGGCTCGGGCCCTCCCAATGGGTCGATGACCCATGGCGAGTAGACGGAGTGAGCCGCCTGGGCGACGACGTTGAGATTCACGGGGCCGCCTCGAATGTCTGACCCATCCAGACCGAGCCGGCGGCCTGCCGGCGAAGGCCGAGCAGGCGCCGGTCCTCCTTGGTCATATACAGCTCGCCCCCGGGGTTGGCGTAGGTGATGCCCTGCTGGAAGATCCCGGCAGTCTGCTGGGTCTGGGTCGCGGCCGGCTGGTTGACCGGCGTAAGCATGGCCCGCTTGACCATCTCACAGGAGACGATCTTGCGGACCTCGGCATCGGTGATCGGGTCGGCGGGCTTCTTGGCCGCGTCGATCCTGACCGCGGCGTCATCTAGGAGGACGGTGGCACGGGTGGCTTCGGCGCCAGAGAGGGGCCGCCAGCGGGCGGCCAGGTCTTCGACGGTGGCGTATGCCATGGCGGCCCCTCTCAACTCGATGTGTCAGGCCGCGGTCAGGCGGCGTCGGTGTAGGCGACGAAGGCCCCGGGCACGCCGGAGGTCACGAAGCCGTAGTAGGCCTCGACCAGGAGCAGGACGAGGTTCTCCTGGAAGGCCGAGTGGGTGACGTCGGCCTCGTCCACGTAGGACGCGACATCGGACACCTTGACGGTGATGTCCATGCCCTGGCCCCAGGCCGCCTGAGTCCAGTCGCCACCGATCGCGCGGAGCTTGGAGTCGGGCTCCGGGCTCTGGGCGACCACGACGGCCGGGTTGGTTCCGCCGGTCAGGCCGGAACCATCGGCGAGGATCGGCGCGACAGCGCCACCCAGGGCGGACAGGGTCACCGTGTACGGTCCGCCGGCCGAGCCGGAGACGGTCGCGCCGGCCCACAGCGCGCCGAGGGCGCGGATGGCGGTCTGCACGGCCGAGGACGCGGCGTTGTAGGCGATGTCACCGGTGATCGCGCCGCCGATCGACAACTTGAAGACGCCGCCGGTCGGGGTCCCGGTGATGGTGAGCACCTGCACGCGGGAGCCGTGGCGGCGGTACTTGCCGGAGACGCCCCGGTTGAAGGCGGCCGGGTAGCCGATCAGGGTGGAGGCGTCGTCGGGCATCAGCGGGCGGCCGGTGGTGTCGGTGGCCAGCTTCAGCGTCGGGCGCAGGCGCGGATCAGCGCCGAAGCCGGAGAAGTCGAAGTTGGCGTCCACGACGAGCTTCTCGCCGTTCACCAGGTCGGTGCGGATGCCGCCGGTGGCCTGCGAGGCGGTGCCCAGCTCGATCGAGCTGGCCCCGCGGAGCAGGTAGTCATCGAACGGCCCGGCGCTGCCAGTGCGCAGATCCTTGCCGTGGATGCAGGCGTGGTCGAACGCGCGCGAGAGGGCGAGCGGGAGATCCTGCTTGAGCTGTGCGTACAGCCCGGCCGGGTTGGAGGTCGCGACCTCGGTGGACACCGGCAGCAGAAGGGCGAGCTTCTTGCCCTTCATGGTGCGCACACCGACGCCGGCCGCGCCGACCGGCTTGCGGCCACCCTCGGCGACCCAGCCTGCGACCGGGACATCCATGCTGACCGGGATCTCCGTCTGCGCGGTGATCGCCAGCGGCACGCGCCGGGCGAGGGACTGGACGACCGAGGTCTCGTTCGTCTTCTCGAAGATGGGGTCCGCGACGGTGCGCGGGAGCAGCGTTGCAGCAACGCTGGAGAGCATTCCGGTAGCCATGGTGGCTTTCCTTTCGGGTCAGTTCTTGGTCTGGCCGAGCTGGTCCTGGAACCAGTCGGCGAAGACCTGCTCGGGACCACCGACGACGCCGGTGGTTGCTGCGCCCTCTCCGGGCACATAGGGGCCGACAGCCCCCTTCTTGGTGGATTCCGCGGGGATGAGCGCGCTGAGCTGCGCGAAGTGGGCCTGCAGTTCTTCCTGAGTGGTGCCACGCAGCGCGTCGGCGGGCACCCTGGAGTCCTTGACGATCTCCTTGGCCCAGGCAGACACCTGATCGCGGGTCTCGTAGCCGGCGACCTTCTTCTCCGCCGCCTCGGCCCGGTCGATCGCCTTCTGGAGATCGGTCTTGGCGGCCTCCTGGGCCTTGTCGAACTCGGCTGCCTTCTTCTGCAGGTCGCCGTAGTCGGCGAACTTCGAACGCTCGCGCGACAGCCTGTCCGCGATGATGCGGTCCAGGTCGGCCTGCGTTGCGGGCGGGGTGTATGTCGCCTGCTGCCCTGCGGCAGCCTGCTGCTCATCAGCCATGGGTGGATTCCTTCCGTGGGTCCGTCGACGTGCCCCCGATTGACCGCTCAGGGTGTGGCGTAGATCAGTGGGTGCCTTGCTGCTTGCGCAAGACCGAGAGAATGTCGCTGGTGCTGCCGGTATCGGCGTCGCGACGGGCTTGGCGGTAGGCGTCGTACATGCCGTCCGGGTCGTAGCCGCCCGGGTAGTCCTCGACGCCACGGACGAGCGTCGGGACACAGTCACATTCGCCGTGGTACTCCTTGCCGTAGCGCTTGTCTCCGGCAGAGGCTTGGGAGCGGTAGACCGCGCCGCGGGAGGCCAGCATGAGGCAGAAGGCGCAGGTCTTGGTGCCGGAGGGGACGCGCGCCCACGCGGCACCGGATGCCCACGCGGAGTCCTGGATGGTGGAGCGATAGGGCTGCCTCACCAGCTGATCGAGGATCACCAGCGCATTGCCGAGCTGATCCGGCGTCGAGATCGCGTAGCCGAGGCGGGCCGTAGCTCGGTCGGCGTCCACACCGGGCGCGACCTTCGTCTTTGGTCGGCGGATTCGAAGGTCGGCGGCCTGCACCTCAAAGAGGTCCGCGGCCAAAGTGGCGGACATGTCGCCATAGGTCTCGATGATTCCCACCCACGCATCGCGGAGCGCGCGGGAGATGAGCACCCGGTCGGAGGTTCGCAGCGAGTCCCAGACTGCGCGGAAGTCGCCCGCGGCTGCCTGCGAGAGACGAGTGAGAGCGCGCTGGACCTGCTCCAGTTCAGCTCGGCTGGGCACGCTGCGCCTCGGTGGCAGGCTCGCCCGCGAGTGCCAGGATCGACTGGCGGGACTGCTGTCGGCGCTGCTCGGCGAGGAAGCGCTCGATCTGCTGCGGCTCCAGGCCTGCCATCTCCAGCCCGACCTCGGTGGCGCCGAAGCCAGGGATGGCGGAGTTCAACTTGACCACGGCGTCGGCCGCTTCGGCAGGGCTGACTGTGTCGGGCCGCTTCCAGTGCGGCATCATACGCCGGTAGACGTTGCGCGCTGCGGGGCTGTCGTCGTGGATTCGCAGCGCGTAGGTCATCAGCCGCTTGAAGGCCGGGGTGAGCGCGGTCTGCTGCCAGTTGGTGATTTGCAGGGCGAACTCGCGCTCGGCCTGGCGCTGGGACTCGGCCGATTCGGGGTTGTCTCCTACGACGCCGAGGGACCGCAGCGGGAGGTTCGTCTCGGCGGCGAAGGCCTGGGCGATCATTCGGAAGTGGCCCTCGTTCGGCTGCATCGACTGCTGCGCGAACTGGCCGACCTCGGGCAGGTTGCCGTCCTCGTCGCGGGAGAGGCGCAGGAGGTGGCCGAGGATGATCTTCCAGCCGGGGATCTTCTCCCCGTTGTCGTCGGTGAAGGTCTCGTCGTCGACGCCGAGGGCGTAGCGCTGCGGGGAGTTGTAGAACTCGGCGGCAATCTCGGTGCGCACCAGGGTTCGGATCGCGGAGTCTGTCAGCGACATGATCGGCCGGGAGATCCTGGAGTATCCGAACGGACGGGCCGGCGGTAGAGGTCGGAACGGGATCGGCTCCACCGGCACATCCAGGTCGTGCGACACCTGCGCCAGATCCCATGTCGCGCCACTGCGGCGCATGATGACGACCAGGCCGGGCAGGTAGAGGTTCATCCGGTCGGGCTGGCCGATGTCGTCCACGGACAGGATGGACAGCGCCTCAGTGATGCAGCGGCGGCGGGAATCCCATGTGCCGCTGGCCCACTCCGGGGAGCGGATCAGCAGCATCGACTCCGGCTCACCCTGAGACTCGTCGCCCATGCTCACGAAGCCGAAGGCGACGGAGTTCACCAGCGTGGTGGTCAGCCCGTACGGAATCTCGGTGTCGAGTCGGTTCTGCTCATAGACCACATCGAGGC